ACACCAAATCTCAAATCCTGCTTCCTTTGCATCCAGACAGAAACTTACATCCTCTCCACACATGTCCTGAACCTCTCCAGACTCAAAGACTTGCATCTTTGGTGCAAACCATGGATACTTCATCTCCTCGTTCTCAAAGACTCCGTGCTTAATCAATAACCATCCAAATCCTGCATAGTCAACGGTAAATGGTTTGCGACGCTTTGAAATACTCTCCCCAGTCTCATGATTCATTACACCACCATTATTACGGAAGTCTTCCTCTTCCATCCAATGTGCCACACTCGTCGTGCGACCGTCCTCTGTCATATACCATCCACTCGCAATATCCTTGTCCATCAAAATTAATTGATAGAACTTCTCTGTGTTAAACACAATGTCACTATCAATCCATAACTGCCAATCATACTTTAACTTGCCATCCCAGGGAATTTGATCCGGTCCTCGCAGTACATTCGCACCAAGACACTTGCATCTTGCAAAGTTTACCATGGAGGAATAATCCTGCGAAATCTGAATACTTCCCCCTGCTTGTACAATGTCAAAACAAAGTTGTACAAAATTTTTGAGATATGTGTAGGAGACTCCTCTACCGGGAAGGCAAAATACAATGCTCTTGCCTCTGATCATCTCCCTTGCCTTATCATAGTCCCATTCTTGAGTGCTCTCTGATGGTTTGGGTGCCTTTGCTTTTACAGTAAATCCTTTTGCCATAATTCAGTAACGTTACTTCAGTATCATAACACTCTATCTATACACTGTCAATATTCTCACTCTCCAATATCACGAATTACAATACAATCATTCTCAACCTCGATGTTTACTTCTACTCCCTCGTACCATCCATTCTCATCACATATCCACTCAGGGATTATTACATAGTGCTCCCCAGTTACTGGATCGACCTCTATGGTCGTAAAATTTTCTTGCGGATTTTTTTGCATATCTTTTAACCCTGTTGTCATTTTTTATATATGAAAAATTTTTTTTATGAAAGAGAAATAAAGAGGTCGATCTGGGTCGTTTATAGCTTAGGGAAGTGGGGCGTTTTATATACGGGGCATCGGGCACGGCGGGCAACACATAAGGGGGCATAATACCCCCTACTGCTGATTCACGAACGAATGACTATGCTGTTAACAACCTGCGAATGTCTCTCTCTATTTGATTCAATGAGTGACGGCAGGAAGGTGTTGCTGATGTAGAAATTTTCTTTCCTGTGTGATGCCTCCAAACTAAATGACGTTTCGAACGATGTAACTCAAACCCATGAGATTTCATGAGTTTGGTGAGTGCTTTCTGATGTTTCATGATGCAACGGAGAACTTAGAATTGTTGAAGTTAGCAACACTGAAACGTTGACGATCTACCAGTTTGAATGTACCGAACTCACTGTCCATAACGTAACCCTCTGCAGAAATTTCATCCTGCCCAATGAACGCACGGGGTCCAACGTTGCGACACTGATTCAGCAATTCTTCCTTCAAAACTATCATCAACCCATACAGGTGGCAGAGATTAGCATTGCCCAGGAAATCGTCGTCTGTGAGTGCCCAACCGTTACGCAGGGCACTGTTAACATTTTGCTTGATTTGCTTTGCTTCTTTATCAGTCACGAACTCAGTCTTAGACATCACCTCACGGATCAAATCTACGATCGGGGGAATCTCAAACCCGTCTGCACCTTGGTAATAATCACCAGACCAAATGTAGGTCTTAGGTTTCACGAACTTACAGTAAGATGTGTCGGTGATAATGAACTTCATCGGGAACGCAATTGCACCCCTTAAATCATCATCAGCAATGTAGAAGGTGTGAGGTGCAACGATGATTTCCTGAGAGATTACCTCATCGAACTTGTATGTGATTGTGTTGGGAGTATATTCGTCTGATCCACCGAATCCGATAAAATCCCCTTGGAAAATACCATCTGAATGAGGCAACCAATCAAAACAAGAGTGCAGAATTGTTGCAACTTCACCGACGTGGTTCGCATCAATTTCCTCATGAGATTCGTTGATTTTGATTTTAACTTTGTTGAAGACAGATTTGGTGCCAACGAAGAAGTTTCCGGTGGCAGGATTAGTGCCCCAAACGATTGCCGGAGCACCATCGATTTTGGTAGAAAGATTGATCTCAGACTTGAGAGATTGCAGGAACGAAGTGTCACCTGTCAGGATGGTATCTTCGGGATGTTCGATGTGAAGGTTTTGAGTCATGATTGAAGAGAAAAAGTGAAAACAATTGAGGGGGAATTTAACCCCCTTAGTTGTTATCAGGCAAGAAGAAGATCGTTGGAAAGAGTGCCCAGTTTCATAGAGTTACGAAACTCAGTGATAAAGAACTCAGTTCCATTGTAGAGACGAATGAACCACTGATAGTTCTTCTGGAATACACCCTCACCTGCGATTGCGTGTTCTGAAAGAATAGCATTCAGACGGGATTTGGTGGTTGCAGATTGATAACCACCGTCCCACAAACGAACTCCGAAGTCACCAACCTCGGCAATCTTGTTGCCGTGGAGGTATACAGTAGAGGTCTCAGTTTCAGGGTCGAAAGTAACAGCGGTGTTGGCAGATTGCCAGTTGATGCCGTTGGTGATGGCATCGTTCATTTGCCGTTCGATCTTACGCATGAGAGAGATGAGAGAGGTTTGAGATCGTGGGGGGTGCTCCCCTCCACTCCTATACAATACACGGTTTTGGGGGTCGTGCCAAAAATGTGTGACACCTATTCGATCGTCCACTCGCGGCTCCGATTCTCAATAATAAAAATACTTGAGAATCGACACGGTTAGTGTTAACGAAGCGGTTGCAGTTTCACAACCTCAGGCACACTATGATCCTCCCTTACGGTGTGAATGTGAAAGTGAGGATTGTTGCGTTGGCATGTTGCAATTGCCTCTTCTTTACTGGCACTAATGTATGCCAACTGATCACGCATAATGTGACCATTAGGACGTTCAAAACGACCGGAGATGATGAACTTAATTTCTTGCATTGTTATCAGTTACCGAAGAAAGCATCGTGTGCATCAAGGACGAAATCTATCACCTCATCGGTAGCACTCACGTCGAAACGTTCGCAATACCAATCGACTGCCATTTCTGCAGATGCCATAGTGTCAAACATAAAGTTCTGGAGTTCAGTGAGTCGATCGGTTTCAATTGCCATAGAGCAGGGATCTTTGAAGGTGATTTTTTCCATGTGTCTACAATACACGATTTTGGACCCCGTGCTCATTTTGTGTGACACTTAGAGGATCGTCCACTCGCGGCTCCGATTCTCAATAGTGGATGTATATTGAGAACCGGTACGGTTAGTGTTACTTTGCTGGAAAGTTACGGCAGACAGCATCACACAAGGTGCGGATAAGATTCTCACAATCTTCGGGATATTCGTCACCCCAAGTTGCAACGAAGAATTCCTCTACGATACCATCAATGTCCTCCATTAGTTGTTCACGTTGGGTCAACATTTCCAGATTGGTGTTCATTTTGGAATAGGTGAAAGTTGATACGAAAGACATCAATAATCGGTGTTACCGTTGATGTAAGATTCTACGTCAAACTTCTCTTCTTTCTCCCATTCTTCTTTGTATTCGATGACATCGAAGATCTCACCGGGAGCATCTTGAATTTCAGACCAAAGTTCATCAAACATGAGTGAAATTCCTGACGACTTGATAACAATACACGATTTTGGTGCCCTGTGTCGGTTTGGTGGACACCTTGCCGATCGTCCACCGGCAGCTGCGATTCTCAATAATAAAAATACTTGAGAATCGATACAGTTATTATAAAGAATCAGAGGCAACCATTCTCATCAAGTTTGCCCCATTGTGCGGTGTTTCCATACACACCGAAATAGTAACGATTGACGGAGATACCGAAACGCTCATCACCCACGGTTTCTGATACCTCCGGACGAAGATCCATGCCCAGGTAGAACCACTCAGAAATCTGGTAGGGTGTGGAGAATTTAACCTTACGCAGTTGGGTATACATTGCCCCAAGAATTACCGCGCAGATTGCACCAATGACCAGCACATTGTTGATCAATTCTTGATAATCATACTCCATCACATCATCGACGAAGTTGAGAGTTTGTGTGAACATTTTCACAAAAAGTGTAAAGAACTTGTGGGGGGAAAAATGTTACTTTCCCGACCACATTTCTACAATACAGCATCACGAACCCTAGGTCAAGGGGTTGCAACCAGTTCCCAGATTGGCACACTGTTCTCAATAAGACTTGATATTGAGAATCAATAAGATACTAGTGTGCCAATCTGGGAACTGGCAGTTTAAAAGATATCTGCCAATTCTTTGATGCTAACATCAACATTCTCATCACCCTGCAGGTCTAGGATTTCTCGCCAATCCAGATCTTTCAGGTCTAGATCATCATAACACTCGATGTCTAGAGTAACACTTACTGTACGTTTGTGTGTATACATGAGAGTCTCGTGCGATGTGTACGTATTATATCATGCATAATGACGATATGCAAGTGTGTCATAATCACATGAATCTCGTGCATACTCATCATCTTCATATACATCTTGTATATCTCGCATATGATTATATTGATTATGCATATGATAATCGTACATCTCGTCGAAATCATATGTATAAGACTCGTTGTTATTCTCGCACTGAAACTCGTAGTCGTCGTACATGGTTCTCGTAGAGATTGTGTATGATACTCTGTTATTATACTGATATCTCGTGCGAGTGTCAAGTGTTATCTCGACGAGATTCATAAGTGTTCATGATAATATATATAAGATCTCGTAATTTATGTGTAGGTCTCGTAACAATATCTCGTCCCTGTGGGGTTGACAGATGCTCGTTCATGTGCTAACGTCCTAAACTCACAAGTCTCAGGAGGTATCTATGAGGTATCTATGAGGTATCTATGAGGTATCTATGAGGTATCTATGAGGTATCTATGAGGTATCTATAAGGTATCTATGAGGTATCTGGAGAGTATTATTCTCAATTATTATTGCTATTGATTCTCATTAAAAAACGTTTATTTATATTTAATTTTTTATTAACCTACTGTGTTGTATGCAATCAAAAAAGAGATGCTTCCAATAAATAAAGTCAAGTATACAATCATGACATGCAAGTAGGAACAATATATCTCATCATCAATAAGGTGAACGGACACAAGTATGTCGGACAGACAACTCAGACCATGAACAAAGAATGGAAGCAACACCTTGAAGATTCTAAGCGCATGAGTCCTAATCCATTACATCGTGCAATGAGAAAACACGGAAATCACAACTTCATGATAAGAGAAATAGAAGAATGTGATGTAAGTAAGTTAGATGAAAGAGAACAATATTTTATTAAAGAGTACAATACAAATGTAGAAGGATATAATACTGATGATTGCGATTATCCTGAAGAAGATAATACTCCTATAATAAAAGACGCTTGCGCTTATCCCGAAGGGAAACCATTAATTGACAATAATAAATGGGGATTTCATTTAGAAGAGAATCGTGGTAATGGTAAACACTTTTCTGCTCAACTGATGAGTGTGAATATAGAAACGGGTGAAGAAAGAATATGGGAAAGTGCAAGTGCTGCTGCAATAGAACTAACTGATAATAGAAAGAAATGTGGTAATATTATTCGTGCCGCTGATAATGGATATAAAGCATACGGTTATCTATGGAAGAGATTAGAACCATCTAAACGTCATACAAGTGTATATGGTATCAATAAAGTTAACTGGTTAAGAACACCCACATATAAAAGCATTAGTGAAGCAGTTCGTATACATGGTGGAGATAGAAGTGACAGTGGATTAAGAAAATCATTAAACAATCCACGTAAGTATAGTTGGAAAGGTTTCTATTGGTATAAGGAATAAATTACCACTTTTGAATCGGACATTGAGAAGCAGTAAACTTAACCTTTGCATTCATATAACAACCACACTGTCTACAACGATTCTGTCTTAATGAATAGTATTCGCACATCTTACAAATATCCAATCGTTCCTTTTGTTTCTCTTCCGATACAAACATTGATTTTGTAGATGTTGTCGGAGCAATGGTAATTCCACTCTTGACCACCTCAAATGTAAACTTTGCCAAATTCTTTCCTTGTTCAGAAAGTGATGGAAATTCTTCTTTCATTATTACTCTCGTTTTTTTATATATTCCAGATCATTCCAATACTGTGAATGACAAACTACAAGTATATGAGTCTTCTTGTGCATATTAACTAATTCGTCTGGTTTATCCTTTGTTCCAACCTCAATTGTGATATATTCACCACACTTGAAATATACCCATCCTTCATCGATAAAGTGCTTTTGTTTCCACCTTACATAATCATTAACTACAGGGACATAAGACATTGCATTAAAGGATTTAAGTTGAGTTTCATTGCCGAATAAGGAGTTGTAGAATTAATATCTACCGGATCACCTTGCTTGGTGGAGTCAACAGGCGCATGGTAGCATTGTTTTTTTGTATTGTAGAATCCCCAGATTGATTTAGGATTCTTATTTGTATAAGAAAACTCCCCATGATTAATAATCCAGATAGCAAGTACATTGCGTTTAAATGACTGAATCTCATAAGAATAACCTTTGGGAGCACTGTGTGGAAAATCAATCATGATTCACGTACAATTTTCAAATAGTTTGGATTTGTTCCGGTCGAAACAAAATAATTCCATGCCTCACGACATTCTTCCTTTGTCATGTTTGACCTTAAAATATCACATCCTCCGGTTCCTTCTTCCTCAATTCGATACCTACCCTCTGGTTCTGGTTGTTTGGAATGAACGGTAAATCCCTTTGACATAATCCTATGTGATGAATGCATCTATTATATCACATTCATAATCATCCGCCAACTTGAGTTTAGTGGCAGTTACAATCTTCTCCATAATTAAATGAACATAATCCTCACAAAATGATTCCTCATTCGCAAGAATCTCAAAACATTCCTGCTCATTTGATGCAATGACATTCACAATACCACCATACTCTGATGTGGGAAATGGCACCCAATAATCAATGATAAAAAGATATTTGTCTTTCGAGCTCATAATATACACTGGTGAGTTTTAAATTCATATAAGTCTCATAAGGATTGTCTTTCAGAAGATTGAGCAAGTTGGAGACTTGTTGTCGTGCTAAAATCAATCGTTCCTTTTCCGTCACAGATTTAAAAAAGATTATTCAAAACTTGTTTAATTGCATCTAAGTCACCATTTGTTTCGATCAATTCTTGTTGAAGATCAGAATTAACCACAATCTCTGAGAGTGAACGGTCTGAATCATTCAAAATAGACTGAATCTCTGTTGCCATTGTTGTTATGTCGTTTTCAGCAAAAGGCATTTTTTATACTTATATTTTACCCTATATTTATTGATTAATTAGAGAAACTCTCCCATGAAATAATCCACAGTCAGTTCCATCTTGGATGCCGTATTCTCAATAAATTCATCCAAAACTTCTGGAGCATCCTCTTTCACAATCTCATACCAGGCATACCACAATTCGGGATTTGTTGCGGGTGTCACAGGAGTTGTCATCGTTAAAGACATGTTCTTAAAAACTGGGTTCAATAATGGTTTCATATCGAATTCCAAGTTGACTGGAATCCATTTGCTTATACTGCTCATACAACTTCTCATAAAGAGTCGAAACACTTCCGTATTCTCTGGCAATACGTCGTTCGTCTCTTCCATCTAATTCCTGAAGTGCAGACAGTAAAATGCCAAGTTCGTGCACATTTAATTCTACATTTACATCACTCATGATTTCTTCTCCGATTTCCAATAACGACGATATGCCGTTACAATAATTATACCAGAAGAGATTACACCAATCAATCCAAGATAGGTGATAGCATTACCGGTGAAGTCATAGGTTTCAATCATTTACACAATCAGGATGAGGTTTAGGAAGAACAGAACAGACTTCTTGATGTTTCTGTTCTTGATAAAATTGAAATGCTTTTTGATCACGCTCTGCCAACCAACTCAGATAACTGGCAAGTGCAAGCATCAAAAGAATACCAGAAAGACCATACTGTGCAATTCTACTCATTTTTTAGAAGGTGGTTGTGATTGTTTTTTTGTTGGTTTGGTCCAGTAGTCTCTGTAAATTGACATTTCAAACACTCATGGGTTGACGAAAATAAAGACCGGCACGGGTCATCATAT